TGATTGGATGGGTCGGGGTCTCCTATTCCCATCCTATTCATAAAATCATCCATACTACCTTCCTGGATATCCTGAGATGCTTGGCGTCTTGCTTTCTGCAACCAATCTCTTGCTAGAGTATGTGCTTTGGCAAGTTTCTCTGCCCAAATCATATCCTCTAGGGGAACTTGTTCCTTATTGGCAATACATCTACAAATGGACTCTAGTCTAAGTCTGTATTGAGTAGAGAGCATGTTACTTCTTTCGGAGTTTAGATTCTAAGTCGGTTGCTTTTTGAAACTCTGCGTAGGCATCTTCAGATCGTTCGTGAATAATATCCATGAGATCTGTGTAAATCACGTCAGCATCAACATAGTTGTCAAAGTATAGATCCAGTGATTCTTTTAGATACCTTTTGCGAGTCCACTCTGGTGAGTATGGTTTATACATGATATTGATGATACATGGTTAAAGCATAGTACTATTTACTTGGAGTGTCAAGTTAATGGTTTACCATTCTTATCGACAAGTCCAAGTTTTTTAATATGAGAGAGATTAGATCGTTCACTCTTCTTCGCTTTTTTGTATTCCTTGATGATTTTATCAATCTCGTTTTGAGAAATTTTGACTTTCAATTTTTCTTGATCATCATTAGAAACAAATCCAAGACCTGCTTTCTTTGTTTCTTCCACAGCATCAACATAGTCGTTGATGTCTTCTTGGATTTCATCTCGGATCAGAGCGTTAATTTGTGCCCTAAGATCTTCGTCGTTCATTTTCTTTTCTTTTCTTTCTTTGGTTTTTGCCCCCACAGTTTTGGGTTTGCAGTGCCGTATCCAAAATCAATTTTTTGGACAGCACCTTTGCCGTACTTATCGTAGTACATATCAAATAATTTAACAACCTTACTGCATCTTGTAAGGTCAATATACTCTTTACCATCAACTACATACCAGATTAATCTGGCATCATTTGGAAAAGATGTATCGTTTGCTGCTTCGAGAGTAGTTTTCTCAAGGAGAATCTGACAACTATAATCGGATGGATTTACTTCGTTAACATCTGATCCGAATTCAGCCATTTCCTTTTCCTGGTCTACTGCTACTGTCATCCGCGACCTCCCCACTGGATATCTGGGTATGCTGTTTCAACAATATCTTTAGTTATCTTATATTTAGTTTGCAAAACTTTATCTTTAACGAGACAAACAACTTGTGCCTCTTTTGGATGAAGTCCTCGCAGAAGATTAATAAACATCATCTCTCTACGAGTTTTGTTCAGTGAATCATTACCACCTTTTACATAGTGATAAAGATTTTGCCACTCTCTACGAAGTGACGTTTTGCCTCTACCATCTAGATCTTGTCCAGTAGCAGATTCACCACCTTTCATTTCTTTCTCTAGGTTTTCAGACAAACTTCCACTGTAAACCGATTGATCTTCGATGTCTCCGTAAGGAACTTCACCTTCAGGAACCATTGAGATAACCGTGTCATCAAAGTTCCAAATGAAGATTGCCTTGAGAGAATGATGTTCATACTCCTGAAGAACCTCAACTTTTTTTGCTTTGGATCTTTGCTTACTTGCAAGTTCCAAAATCTCAAATACAAACGGGTTTGGTGGAAGGACTTCTTTCTTAGTCGTCTTCGCTGTCTTCGTCGGACTCATAATCGTTTTCAAATCGTACTGCTAAAATTTCATCAGGTAATATGTTACCGTTTTCATCAAACATCTCTGGATGTGTATAAACAGGTTGAGTTTGGTAGACATGTTCTTTTGCCAACCATCCTACTACACCTCCTACAAAAAACATCATAACGGAAACTAAAGTTCCAATCGTCAAAGTTACTGCTAACATCGTTCTGCCTCCAGAGACTATTTCTTTCTGATGTCCAGATAGAAGTTCAGATGGAAAACAATCTCTCTTCGGAAGAGAGATACCATTTTGCCGAACTTTACCTGAAAAGTTTTGGGCGGTTCTGGTTTCTTCCTCCTATTACGTAGTAATAACTCAACCCCACGATTGATGTGGGTTTCCTGATTATTTAGATTGCTTTTTGCGTCGTCCAGGTCTTCGGTCATTACTATACCTCTCTGCATCAGTTAAGAAACCACCTAAGTAATTTCTAATTTTTCTTGCTTGAGGTTTGGGAATATGACCATAACCCTCACGCAACTGTTTGTGATCATTGTCAGCACCACCCTTAATGTATTCATCAAGTTCTGTTGTAAGATCGCTGAGTTCATTAGCCGTGGCGCTGTCAATGAAAGCATCTATCTGATGCTTTTTTATTTTATTATCCTTTAGATAATCGTAAAATCTCAAGTTTAATTGTCCCTCAAAGGCATTATCAATTGCGTGTTCAATCAAATCGTAGATGTCGATGAGGTTTTGTTCCATTAGACTAATTTCTGCTCCCGCAAATATTTTACAGTTTCGGTACAACCACCA